GCCGCTCAAATTGATGGGCGGCCTGCTTTCCCTGGCACTGGCCGGCTCATACAATGAACCGACCGCCTATTGCCATAAAGTTATACGCCTGGACGTTGGTGAACATCGCTCAATTGCGGTGGTTGTACCCAACTGTAAATTCAAAGGCTTAGCCGCCACCTTCCGCCCCTTCCTTTCCGAAGCGGAACTGCGCCCCCGCAAACCAATCATGGGCGCCACCGACGGAGGTCACAGGTATCTCGCTGAGAAGCGAAAATCGCCTGCTGGCCTTTCAGTCGCTTTCCTCGATTCAAACGAGTCGCACTTCGTCTCAGACGCGGTAATTAACATGTCCAAAGCCCTGACTACTGGCAAAGGAGCACCGAGCTTAGCTAACGTTCGTGTGAGTTCCAAGTACGAAGGGGAAGAACCTCACCGCGTTGCCGTCGCCATAGCGATCGCAATTACCAACAAAGACAAATCTCCTCAGAGCTTTTCCAGCAACTACGGCTTCTACCCGTTGCCCACCATCATACGTCAAGATGATGATGACAAGGCAGACGGGCAGCCCATTAAAGAGGTCATGGCCCACGGCGCCATGCCTCCCATCGTCACAGGCGCAGCTTTCATCCATGCGAAATCCGAACAACAAACCAGGGATTTCGTGCAGCGGCGCTTGCGCGACCCCGCTGGGAGGGTCCGCTCCACGTTTACCCCGCAGGTAGCCGAGTACATCCGCGAGTTCGCGATGCACATCCGGCAAGAAATCGGGGGCTCGCCCGGGTTCTTAGAGCCCATCAGCGAAGAGGAGTATGAGGAAACACGCAACAAGAACCAGTTGAACAAATTCCATGACGTCCTGCCAATTTACGACATCCATAATTATGATGATCGCAAGGGCTTCATGAAGCGCGAAGTACTCGCTGACCCAACAAAAGCCGGCCGTGGGATCTGTACATTTCCCCCAGAATCACAGGCTCTTGGCGGCCGCATTGCATTAGCGTATGCGGCTGCCATGAAAGCCTGCCCATGGATGGCTTGCGGTCTTAACCCCGCAGAGACAACCCAAGCGGTTGTGAGGGTCTGCTCCGGCAAAAAGGAAATAACCGGGTCAGACTTCAGTGCACAAGACGCCACCATAGATGAGAACAAAAGGTGCGTCGAATTGATGCTACTCTTACAACTCTTTGATCTCATGTGGCATGCCTTGATTCAAGATTGGCATTACACAGATTATTGCGGGCGGGTATTGTACGGCGATCCTGGAACTAAACGCGAGGCTCACGAGTTCGAAGGCTCGAGGGGAAGCGGAAGCCCATTTACTACACTAGGCAACACACCACTTACAGGGTTGTTCGCCTACGTCGCCTTACGCCTCTCGGGTCAAATGCCACCCGATGCGTGGGCCAACCTCGGCATATATTCCGGAGACGACGGAGTCACTGCCGACCTACCTCCCGAATTTTGCGTTCAAGCCGCCGAGGCTTTGGGCTTTCTTGCCAAAACCACGGTCCACTGTAAATACATTCCTTTTCTTGGACGCGATTACTTCGACCCTATTGGTGGCAGCACCTCCAGCATCCAGTCACCACTCCGAACAGCTTCAAAGCTTCACACGACGCTCCTCAACATCGAGGGCGAGTTCACCGCTGAAGAAACCATGATCATGAAAGCCATTTGCCTTCAGGTTACGGATAAGAACAGCGACTTCTTTGGGCCCTGGTCCAAGAAGGTACTCGAAGAAGCTGGGAAGAAGCAAGCGAACAGCATCCAAAACCTTAAAACCAAGGT